GTAACAAGTCAAGCAAATTTTATGAGAGCAGATGATGACAATCAAATCGCTTGGTCTGGTGCAGATGCTTTTTCTGATATGTGGAATGGATCTAACAGAATTATAGATCCAGATAATTTAATTGTTGAAGATTTATATGTTTATGCCAGAAGTAATGATGCAAGTGGATCAACTACATTAGTAAATTATATGATTACTATGGAAAAGTATGATATTTCAGAAGCACGAGGCGCACTAACTATGGCAAGAGATAGAGCGCAAGGTGATATTCTTTGAATGATAATGAAAAAGAGGTAGTAAATAACGCACTTTCTTTTTTTCGCTTTGCTATAATTGCCCTGCTGGTCGCAGGAGGAATTATTGGCAATGAATTTTTGTTATAATCAATCTCTTCTATAATACAAATGATCATGTTGTGTTGATAAATCCAAAATTTGTTCTGCTGTTAATTCTTTTAACATAATCTCTTTGTTTAAATTTTCATTTAACCACTTCCATCTTGACTTATGAATATTTAATTGTGTAATCAATGCTTCATTTAGTTCCTGGATCTGTTCAAGTTCTGACATTGCTAAAGAAATCTTAGCACTTGCTGATCGTGTAGACTTCCATCTGCAATATACTTTGTATGCTTCTTCTGTTAATGTAGCTGATATTAGGTGTGGCATTACTCCTCCTCCTGAAGTGTCATCTTCTTTGCACACTTAGTACAGATACATGAGTGAGCATATTCATCATCAGGTACGCATCTGTAATACCATTTATCCATTGTATCTAACATATCATTACAAAAATCGCATAACATCTCTGCACCACGATGATGTTCATTAAGAAACCAAGTTAAATTCTTACTCATTTTCATTAGACCAACCTACTAACTTCTATGTATAATTCGTAATATAATGTATTTAGATCTAAATGATTATTACCTGAATCACTCAATTCTATCTGTTCATCTATCAATTCTATCATGTCGCGTATCTGTTCGTTCATATATTCCGGCTATAGTGTATATATATAATATTATTTGATTTGAAAAAAGACGCAGCCATGGCTACATTCATTAAGAATCCGGCTACACATTAGGTAGGTTGGGTGGGGTGGCGGTATAGATACCCTCGGTGAACGGGACGCCTTCGGCGCAAGGATAGGTCGGTATTTACCGAAATCCGGAAAATCTGCAGCAACTTTTGTTTCCGGAATAGTGATAAACCTTACCGGTATCCGGAGTACATGGCTAAGAGTGACTCATTTTTTATCAGAGGAATAGTACAATCAAACGGAACGACATATACACAATCAGAAATTGATTTAGGATCATTTGTAAATTTAGGTGTTAGTAAATCTACATTACTAAGAATACATAATGTTTCAGTACAGATGACAGATGAAACAATCGCAAACCCAATAGCAACAGACGGTAATGCTAAAATATCTCATCAGTTAACAACACAATCACAAGTTGGTTTAGTTACTGCTGATGATAAATCATTAGTAGCTTCTGGATCATTACAACTATACAACGGAGCAATATCTGGTAGCACTTATCAAACTGTTAATGCAGTAGAAACTTTTGATTTATCCCCACAAACATTTACAAAAGGGTTTCTCTGTGCCGTAGACAGTTTATTTTTGGGTGTTGATTTAAGCGTAGCATTAGATTCTGGCAACGTAAAAGTTGCATATGTTATGGAATGCACACTAGAGAACGCAACACAAGCAAACAGTGTAGCCCTAGCATTAAGCCAACAGTGATTAAAATGGCTAGAGCAACAAAGGCAGAAAACGCTCTTGCTTCTATTATTCAAAAGATGTTAGAAGAAAAAGGCGTACAAACAGATATTGCCGAAGGTCTTGCTAAAGGTGGAGTAGGTCTCGGATCAGGCGGACTTAGAATACAGAAAGCGGCAGAGAGACAAACTAAAAAAGAATCAAAGCGAGCGCTTAACGGATGGCAAAAGTTCGTTAAAGCAAAATCTAACAAATACAAATACAAATCAGGCAAAAAGAAAGGACAAGTAAATTTCAAGGCTATGTCTGCCGCCTTCAAAAAGACACCTGCAGGGAGGAAGAAGAAGAAATGAAGAAAATAGGAACATATACAGCACGTGGAGTTGTAAACGAAGCAGAAACAGAAGCAGGAAACCCACAATTAGTTCCTTTATTTGATGGAAGGTTCGATACTGCTTACAGAGTTGTTGATTTTGTAGTGTGGGGAACAACATATACTTCATCCGCTGCAGACGTTATAGGTAAACTATCTAAGAATCCTGATGGCGTAACAAGTCAAGCAAATTTTATGAGAGCAGATGATGACAATCAAATCGCTTGGTCTGGTGCAGATGCTTTTTCTGATATGTGGAATGGATCTAACAGAATTATAGATCCAGATAATTTAATT